CGGACGCCGCCGTCATCGCAGCAGGTGGCGATTGGTCGCCGGTCCTGCGTGCGGTGGCGCAGAGATTGGAGCGTGAGCGGAACGGCGCGCGCGAATTGGCCGAAGCGTTCCACAGAGATCAGGTCACGCTACTCCTCGAGCGCGACAAGCTGCAGGAGGAATTGATGGAATGGAGGCCGCTGTGCCTTTGGGGAGGAACGCCAGAATACATCCATGAGTTCATAAGAGGACAACAGACGCGAATCCACGAAGCTCAAGACATTGAAAAGACTTGCGAGCAACTGGAGCGCGAGCGCGACGAGGCGAGGGAGAAACTGTCGCAGTCGGAAAAGAAAATGCCGGGTGCAAATTAAGATGACTCCTCAATTTGACACCCGGCCGTTGTCGTGCAAACAACGACAACAGGCTCGTGTCAAATCGAGCTATCTGCTGGGCTTCCTGCGCATCGCCGTAAGTGGAGCAGAATCCAACCAACCCCATGCCCCGTCTGCGGTGTGCTATTCAAACCAAGGAGCGCAGCAAAGTATTGTTCTCATAACTGCGCTGTCATTCAGATTGGAAAGGCAAGAAAAGGGAAGCCAGCATTTGGCGAACTCCCACCGTGGCACAAATGCGCTACCTGCCACGCTATCATCGGCATGGCTGGGAAGATGTCAGGGGATTTGGTCAACAGGGATAAAGCAACCATTTGCCAATTCAGAAAAGAGAAAGGTTTACCAACGCTATCAAAATTCCACGCGACAAAGGCGGCATCTATTAAAAACGGCAAGGCGCAAAGAGATGCGGGAGAGCAATGGTGGAATGATAACTGGGGAGGCGTCGTCGATACCTACTGGGACAAGTGCTCCTACCTCATCATTGCAAAGATGAAGAACCCTGAGATCCCATTCAGTTCCTTACCTTACCATATGAACTTGGATAGAAATAGGAAGATAGTAAGAGACAGAGCAAGGCATAAATACAACGAATTAAAGAACAATAAAGACAGCGTGTATTGGGTTAAGCATAAACTAAAGAACGGGATAAAAAGAATCTACAGAAAAATAGCAGGCAAGAAGCAATTAAGAACCATACAGCTTCTTGGCTGCACTGTCCTTGAAGCCAAGCATCATATCGAAAAGCAATTCAAAAAAGGAATGACATGGGATAACCACGGAGTTGCTTGGGAGATCGATCACATCGTTCCTTTATCTGCGTTTGATCTAACACGCAAAGATCAACAGATGCTTGCAAATCATTTCACCAACCTCCGCCCATTGTGGAAGGCGTTGAACAGATTGAAGGCCGACAACATTACAGTCACGCATCAACTGAGCTTTGCATGACCTTTTTTTATATAAAAAAACTTAGAAGACTTCTAAAAGTGTTTGAAGCCAGCAGTTTGCCAGTCGCCCGTTAGTTCTGTGTGAGTAAAAAAATTCCCATTTCCGCATAATGAAACCAAAGACCACCCCGAAAAGAGGCAAGGGCCGACCACGTGACCCAGTGACGGATCACATTGCACAAGAGCTTGCTGTGACGAAACGGCAGGCCCGCAATCTTGCCGCCGAATCCGAGACAACGGGAATGCCGGTGGAGGACATGAAGGCTGCGAGGCTGAGGAAGCTGAAGCTCGAGGGCGACCGCATCGAGTATCTGCTCGAGGTCACCAAGGGGAAGCATATTGCTGTCGAGAAAGTAAAGGAAGAAAACTTCGCTCTCGGCATGGCTGTGAAGGCTCAACTATTTTCATGGAGAGGCGCATTACCTGGCAGGCTTGAGGGGCTATCTGCCGCTCAGATGGAGCCGATCTTAGATGATGAAATAAACCGAGTTTTAAAAATACTTTCCGACGAATGATCGCAGAATTCTTCAAACTCGGAGTGAACCCCGGCGAGCGGCTTAGTCCGGTGCAATGGATGTCTCGGCATGTCGTCGTTCCGCACTCGGCGCGAAATACGCAATTTGATTCCACGACAGCGCAATGGATGAACGAACCCATCGAAGAAATCGCCAAAGACACCAACGACGAAATCCTTATTTGCGCACCTGTCGGCAGCGGGAAGACAACGCTGTTCGAGGCGCTATTGGCATGGATCATCTCGGAGAACCCCGGCCCGACACTGGTAACAGGGCAGACAGACAAGACGGCGAAGCAGTGGGCAGAGTCACGCCTCGGGCCGATGCTGGAAGCGATCCCCTCCGTCGCAAAGCTCTTCCCGAAAGACCGACACCAAAAGCGCAAGACCGAGATCCTTTTCCCACACATGCCGCTCTTCATCGGCGGGGCAAACCTCACCAGCCTTCAGGAAAAATCCATCCGCTGGGCGATAGCCGATGAGGTGTGGCGTTGGAAGCGGGGGATGCTGGAGGAATTCCGCCGGCGAACTCACGACCGATGGAATGCCCGCCGCATCCTCGTCTCTCAAGGTGGCGAGGAAGGCGACGATTTCCACGACGCAGAAGACTTATGCGAAAAACGCGAATTCTCTTGGCAGTGCTTATGCGGTGAAGTGCATCCGTGGGACTTTAAAAACATAGCCTATGACCGTGAGACCGACGCTAATGGTGCCATGCTCTGGGATCGTGTTGCCAAGAGCGCCCGGCTCGTGTGCCCCACGTGCTCGCACGAATACATGGACGACCCGCGCATTCGCCGCGCCCTGTCATCCGGCTCGCGCTACGTCGTGAAATCGCACGGCGCGCCTGGGCGAATCGCCTTTCACTACGATGCCGCCGCCGTGTGGTGGATTCCTTGGGGATCGCTGGCCGTGGAGTGGGTGAAGGCGGATCTCGACCGCAAGGCCGGAGACACCGAGGCCATGAAGCAATTCATCCAGAAGCGCAACGCTCGCCGCTGGACCATCCAAGGCACCGGAGCCACAAGCGCCGAAGTGCTTGCCTGCCGCAAAGACTACCTTCGCGGAGCCTGTCCCATCGAGCCGGTTGCCATCACCCTATCGGCAGACGTTGGCCAAGATACATCGCACTGGACGACGATGGCATTTGCAGAAAATGGAGACTCGTATGTCATCGACTACGGCACCGTCACCGGCATCGACGACATGCTCGAGGTCGCGCAGTCACAGAAATACAAAACGCCAGATGGCAGGGAGGTCACACCGATCGGCGGGCTGCTCGATTCAGGCTTCAACGCAAACGCCGTATACCGCGCATGCTATCTCTCGGGTAATTTCTTTTTCCCGGCCAAGGGGTCCGGAGCAAACTTCGGCAGCATCAGCGAAAGCGTGTTGAAAGAATACCCCACGATGCCGCTCTACACGGTGAACGAATTCGCGTCGAAGGTCTCGCTCTTCATCGACCGAATCGCAAAGCGAAAATCCCCATTTCTATTTTTCCCGAAAGATTCAGGCGAAGAATTCCTTTCCGCCTTCATGGGGCAAAAAATCATCGTCAGCAAAAAAGGCCGGAAGGAATGGCGCTCGGTGGCAGGTGACCACTTCGCCGACTCCGTGCGCCTCAACTACGCCTGCGCACAACAACTGCGCAAAGCGGGAGCCATCGAATTCAAATGAAAAAATCCCAACTCTGGAAAATCTATGTGGCAAAAAATCCCAGCTTCGCGGGCGACGGCAACATCACGATGAGCGCGCGCGGCCTGCGCAAACTCTTCGACCAAACATGGGACTACGCCTTTCACGAAGGCGAAGAGGAGATCGAACACGCGCCGGTAAACGACTCAAAATCCGTGGACGATCTTCGCAAAATCTTCGGCATGTTCTGAGCAATTTCGGTGAGCGCACCGATATGATTGTTTTGTCAGAAAAACGACCACAATTTTCTGAGTCAATTTTTATGACTTATACCTCATCCGTCATAAACAAAGTATAACCTTTTGAGTTATACCTCATCGGGCTTGTTGAAAAAACAGCCCTATATTTTCAACATGTTTAGAAAAGACCGAGCGAAACCAGGCCACGCTTGAACTGCCGCGCAATTTCTAATGCCTCCGTGCTCTCCGTGTCCTCCGTGGTGAATCCCTTTTGACACGCCCGCCGAGGCGTGACCGACCTCGACAAAATCAGCGGCGTTAAATCCTTCCTTCGCCGCACCAAGACCACCGCCGAACTCGAAGCCTTGGCGCTCGCCACCTTTGCCAGCGCCACCGAGGAAGTCGTCATCACAAGCCTTGGCTCCGAAGGCGCAAGCAGCGCCGGACAAATCAGCTTTCCGAAGTGGCTCCTCCTCCAGGCAGTCGAAGAACTCCTGAGCGAAGGTCCGAACGGACGCCAACTTTTCGCCATTGCCGACCGCTCCAGATACGGCACCGCCGTTTGACACGTCGCCTGTGGCGTGCCGTCAAAATCAAAAAAATCAAGTTGGGGAGGAACCCGCACCGGAGCTGGTCGCCCGCGCAAGCTGGACGCAAAAGGAGCCGCATTTGAAGCCGCTCAACCTTCGCTAAATCGCGGCCTCGTATGGGTGCCAACGACAGACCCCAAGCGCGAACTCACGGCACACACGCGCATGGAAATCCTGCGCCTCTCGCGCTGGCTCTACAACAACGCGCCACAAGCCACCTACATCGTCGAGCACTTGGCACAGCGCGCCATCGGCACCGGCATCGTCGTGCAGCCGAAGACCTCAAACGCCGCGTGGAATAAAAAGGTCGATCAGTATTTCGAGGATCGCAACTGCGCAGAGGCATGGGCATTCGATGCCGGCGCACAGGTCAATTTCTACACCGCGCAATCTCTCATCCTCCGACAGGTCGCAATCGACGGCGACTTCTTCGCGCAATTTCTTAAAACGAAAGAAGATGCCGCCCGCGTGCGGTTCATCGGCGGCGAAGCCATCGGCGGCTCTGCCAGCTTTGGCAACACGGACGACTTCACGCATGACGGCGTGCGTCTCGATCAATTCGGCGCGCCATCAGCCTACACAATCGGCGGCAAAGAAATCTCAGCCGATCAAGTCCTGCACATGCGCCACATCCGCAGGCACGGCCAACCGCGCGGCGTCTCGTGGCTCCACTCCGCAGTCTCCAACCTCCGCGACATCTCCGAAATAAACGGATTCGTAAAAGGCGCTTACAAGGCAGGCGCTCAGATTGGCTACATGGTGACATCCACCGAAGTCGCCAAGATCGGCCTCGGTGCCGGACTCAAGTCCACCACCAACGAAGTCGGAGACCTCGCCACAAGCGATCTCCCGAACGGCATCCTCCTTCCCCGCCTCAAGCCAGGCGAAAAGCTCGAAGCCTTTAAGAACGACATCCCCGGCAACACCTACGAGGCCGTCATGCGCGCACTCCGCTCAGATGTCGCCTTCGCCATCGGCCTGCCACCAGAGGCCATGATGGTGAATGTCGGATTGGCGGGCACCGAGCAGCGCGCCGTTTTGGAAGTGACTCAGAACTTCCTCGAGCGCCTTCAGCAAATGGTCATCGATCAGTTTTGCCGCCCTTTTTACAAATACTGGCTCTGGCACGAAATCCAAGCCGGCCGCTTGGAATACCCCGGTGACGACTGGTGGCGCCACGAATGGCTCGCCCCGCGCAAAATCACCGTGGACAGCGGCCGTGACGCCCGCGCCTACAGCGAACAACTCGACAAGGGCCATCTCTCCCCCACGCGCTTTTACAACATGCAGGGACTCCGCGCGGAGGAGGAAGAGGAGGACGTTATTCAGACCTACGTCCGCCGCC